GGCGGCGGAGGAGGGGGTGGTGCGGCAACCCCCGCGAAAATCGGCACTCAGGCTCCCCCTCTACCGCGGCCGGCCGACACGCTCGCGTGCCTCAACACGCCGCTGCACGGTCTCCAGGTGCTGCACGGTGAAGTCGGCGGTGCGCGCGTTGATCTCATACTTCGTCTCGTGGTGGTGGTGGACGACCTGCGGGGCGCCACCGGTCGCCGCTTCGACAACCCGCCCGCCCGTGGTGCGCGCCCGCACTGCGGCCATGGTGTCGGCCATCCGCTGGACTTCCGCGGTTGCCCGCGGCGCGTGCAGGCGGACGCCGGCCGCGGCCCCCAAGGCAACCTGTCGGCCGATCTGGTCCCGCATCACCGTCGACGGGGACTTGATCCCCAGCTTCTTCTTGATCGTGGCGACCATGCCAGCGGCGAGCTTGTCCATCTCCTTCTGCAGTGCCGCCTCTTGTGCGACCAGACCGGTCAGGAAACCCTTCCCGGCCTGCGCCCCGCTGTCGTACATCGCGTCGGCCATGGTCTGCCCGAACGACACCGTCAGCTTCTTCTGGCTGGCCGCGAGCTTGTTGAGCTGCCCGATGTCCCCCGCGGTCGCTTTCGACAGGAGGGCGGCCAACTGGCTGCCCGGGCCGGCCTCGGCGAGCTGGCCGAGGATGTCCGTCGACAGGCCGCGCTTGCGCAGGTCGGTAACCTCGGCCGCGAACTTGGACGCGGTGCCCTGGTTCTTCTGTGCACGCGAGATCAGCGAGGACAGCGACGAAGCGGAGATGTTCGACAGTCCCAGGAAATCGCCCAAGCCAGCGGACTGGTCGGAGGCGTACTGCTGCGCGGCGGCGATCTTCGATGCCACCCCGGCCTTTTGGGACGCGAGCGACTGCAGCTTCGCGGACGTCCGCAGGTTCCCCGCAACCAGGGACCCGGCGCCCGCCGTCTGCAGCTTGCTGTTCATGCTCTTCACCGCGGAGGCGATGCCCGCCGCGGTTCCGGTTTCCAGCGACTTGAGGAACCCGTTCTGCAGGGTGTTCGCGACCGTCTGTACCCGCCTCGACTGCTCCTCGGCGGCGGTAAGCCGCTTCTTCGCCGCGGTCAGCGTCGTGCGGGCAGCCTTGAGCCGCTCCTCTTCCGCCATGATCGCCAACTGGTCGCGCTTGCGCTGACGAGCGGTGTGCGCCTTGGCCTCAGCCTTGCGTAGGGCGGCGATTTCCTTCTCCAGGGCGTCGACCTTGTGCTGCGCCGCCGACACCCCGGCCTTCGCTTTGGACAGGCTGACGGTGCCGCTGGCGTAGCCGGGTACCTGCATTCCGACTGCGCCAGCCAGCGCCATGGAGTCCCGGTTGTTGTAGATGCGGGTGCCGCGGTTGGTGACCTGCATCAGTTCGGGGCCACGCTCACCCACCCACGCGGTCTGCCCTATCGGCGCAAGACCGCCCTTGGCGTACCAGTGCGGTTGCCGGCCCAGCCACGACCCGTAGGCCCCCGACGGGGAGCCGTACCGCTCCTTGATGTACTGCAGGCCCCACAGGATCTGTGTGCGCGGATTGGTCTGCCAGTCGGAGCCGGCAGACGCCATCTTCGATGCGGGGAGCGCCTGCGGAATGCCGTAGGCGCCGGACACCGGGTTCTTGGCCTTGTAGTTCCACCCGGATTCGCCGTCCCACAGGGACCGCAGGGATCCCCACTGGGTCGCGAAGTCCTTCGGCCAGAACTCGGAGATCAATTCCTGCGCGTAGTTCTGCACGTCCTTGACGCCACCGGCAAGCGGGGCATTGCCCTTCATCGCCCCCGAACCGAGGAGCTTGTCCATCCACTTCGCGGGGAGCTTCACCCCGTTGCTGAGGAGGTTCTTCGCGGCGTCCAGTGGCGAGTGGAAGAGGCCCTTGACCGCGGCGTTGAGGACATCCTTCCCCGACAACAGGCCCTTGAGGAGGCCGGACATCATGTGCCCGCCCAGCTCAGCCATGACCCGGCTCGGGCTGTGAATTTTGAAAACGCTCTTGATCGCACCGACGATCTTGTCCTTGACCGACGATGCCCACTTCCCGATGCCCTTGAGCGCGTCCCATGTTCCGGAGACCAGGCCGGTGATCAGCGACTTGCCGTGCGAGACGAGCCATGTGCCCGACTTGGAGAACGCGCCCGTGATCGGGGACACGACGTGGCCACTGACCCAGGTGCCGATCTTCGATGCGCCCGTGCTGATCCCGGACTTGAGGCCCGCGACGGCTGCGGAGCCCCGCCCCGTCAGCCACGAACCAGCTGCGGCGAACCGGCTGGTGACCGGGCTGATCATGTGGTCAGTGACGAATCGGCCGATCGCCGACGACGCCGTGGCGATACCCCGGCCGAGGCCGGTGACGACAGCTGCGCCCTTCTTCACCAGCCACGACCCGGCGTCCGCGAACGGCTTGATGATGTAGCCGATGCCCTCGCCGACCTTGGCTATGACCCAGCCGAAACCGTCCTTGATGCCATTGCCGAGGAACCGGATTGCCCGCTTCCCCGCCCGGGACAGGTCGATCGCCCACGAGCCGATGCGCGTCGTGAACTCACCGGCGTGTCGCTCCAGGATCGAGGTGGCCTCCGGGAATACCCGGGACAGTCCCTCCCACATGCTCTTGCCGAAGAACTTCGCGACCCCGCCCACAGCCTTGCCGACCAGGCCACCCAGCTTCGAGATGCCTTCGAGCAGCGGCACAGCCATCTTGAGGACGGGAATATGGGTGAAGATCTTCGCGAGCGGTCCGGCGATCTTCCCGATAGGGATGAGGCTGAGGACGGCGAAGATCGTGTCGAGCCAGTGCTTCTTCCAGAAATCCAGGCTGAACAGCGGGTCGAAAAGGCTCTTGACGATGCCGATGGACAGCGGGATCGCCATCTTGCCGAACGACTCGCCAATCTGGACGTAGTCGATCTTCCCAAGGATCTTGATGAACTTCTTCGTCAGGTCCGAGATGTGCTCCCCGACCCAGCCAATGGCCACAGCCAGGCCCGAGCCGATCGTCTTGCCCAGGCCACCCCAGTCGATGCCCTTCCAAGCGTTCTTGAGGGCGTCCCCAATACCGCCGGAGATCAGACCGCGGAGCTGCAGGCCGAACTTCTTCGCCTCGGAGTCCTGCGCCTTCGGCACCTGCAGCATCTTCGGGATGGACGCCTTCGCGGACTTGATCTGCGGTGCCGGCGCCGTGAAGACAAACGGCTTCCGCAGCATGCCCGGCACAGTCGGCGCCTTGACCTGGATCGCCGGGGCCGCGAGCGTCTTCTTCTTGCTCTTCGGCATGATGCCGTCGATGAAGTCGCCCACCAGGCCGGACGCGGTGGCGAACCCCGCCTTGATCTTGTCGACCGGGACGATCCCCGCCAAGTCCTGCGTGTACCGGTGAATCGCAGGCAGACCTGTCTTGTTGATGTACGTCGTGAACGCCGTGATCGGCGGGAGCAGCAGATTCCCCGCCTTGATCGAAAAAACCTCGAAGTTCGAGCGGATCAGCGCGAACTGCGCGGCTGCGGTCTTCCGCTGCGCCTCCACCGCCGGCCCATACTTGCCCATGGACCCGTTGACCTGGAGCTGCTTCTTCTCCAGCACGTCCAAGTTATTGACCATCGACAGGATCGCCGACGACGACTTGCCGCCACCGAACGCCCGCGACAGCAACGCGGCCTGGTGCGTAGCGTCCAGCCCAGACTTTTGCAGGTGCAGGGACAGCAGCTTGATCGCCCCGATGATGCCGTCCTTGGACCGCATCGCCTGGCCCAGCATGTTGCCGGTCAGGCCAATCGTCTTGAGCTGCTTCTCCGCAGCCCTCGACGGGGCCGCGAGCAGCGAGATCGACATGCGCAGGCGAGTCGCCGCACTGGCGGAGTCCACGCCCTCATCCGTGAAGAGTGCCAGCGCGGCACCCACCTGGGAGAACGTCAGACCGAAGGTCTTTGCCGTGGGGAGAATGCCCGTCCCCAGGGCGGCCGTCAGGTCCTCCATGCTCATGTTGCCCGCGCCGATGATGGCGTTGACGGTGGCCGCTGCCTGGCCGAAGTTCGTCGCACCCCGGATCCCGGTCCGCCACGCGCCAGCCAGCGCATTCGTGGTGGACTCCAGGTCGGCGCCGCCAACGGCCGCCAGGTCCGACGCCGTCTTGAGCGCCTTCATCGCGTCGACGTTGTCCATCCCGACGCTTTTGAGGTGGTACAGGGCCTCGGACAGCTTCTCCGGACCCTGCTGAGTCGTCTTACCCAGGTCGAGCACCTGCTTGGACAGCACCCCAACGTCCTTCGCGGACGCCCCAGCCTGCGTCTGGATCTTCTTCATCGACGCCTCGAAAGCCACCGCCTTCTTCGCGCCCTCAGCCAGGCCGACCGCGATTCCGCCGGCCAGCGCAGCACCCGCCAGCAGAGCGGCCTTGCCGAGCTTCCCCAGGCCCCGCTCCAGGGTGGAGGCACTGCTGCCGACCGTGCGGAACGTCCTCGACGCGGAGTCCCGGGCGATGACGTCGTAGCGGACACCCGTCGTGCGAATGGACATCGTGGCGACTCCTCACTGCTACGGAGCCGCACCACACGGCAGGTCGACGTTCAGCTACTGCTCGGCGGCCTCAGCCGCCTTCTTCTCTTCCGCTTCCACCCGGTACAGGGCCATCCACTCGGACAGCTCGCGGGAACTGATCCGCGCGAGCATCTCCGCCGCGGTCATGCCCCCCAGGTCACGGGCGAGGGTCAGGACGAAACGGCGCCATCCTCCGTCGGCGCCGTCTCGGAGTTTCCCTCCATCGCCGCCTGTACCTCATCGGAAGTGCCGTTCAGTTCCGCTGCGGCCTCCCACAGTCGCGAAATGGCCGCCGAGGACTTCTTCCCGAGACCCGCCGCGTCCTGGTCGGCGAAGATTCGGGTCCCCTCCTCGTTCACGATGCAGCGGACCAGGAACCTCGCCCGCACATTCGTCAGGTTCTGCTCGCCGTTCCGCTGATTGGTCGCCTCGAAGGCATCCCGCTCCGCACCCGACATTCCCTTGATGAAGACGGTTCCGCCCCACTCGGGGACCTCAACCTCCTTCGTCTGGATGTCCACCGCGCCCAGAATGGCGTCACGGGAGAGGGTCATGTCTGGCTCTCTTTCTCAGGTGATGTCTTTGCTGACCTGGTCGAGCACCCGGTTCACGGCGACCCGTGCCCGAGTGCCGCCGGCGCGCATGACGTTGAAGAAGTACGGGTGCGGGTCCTGCTGGACCCACACGTTGGTGTTGCCGTAGACCGGGTGCCGCCACCTCGGCTTGATGCCTTCCATGTAGGCCTGGAGCGCCTTGGAGTGCGGCGGCATCTTCCGGCCGTCGACGCGGATGACGACTGACGCCTGCCGGCCGGTCGTCTTGACCTGCAGACCGGTCGCCTTGACCATCTGGCCCCGCAAGCCCGTAGCCGTGTACGGCCGGGACGACGGAATGTTGCGGATCGAGACCCGCACCGCTGGCACCAGCGGCTTGGCCGCAGTGCGCAGCTCCTTGCGGAACCTCTTGAGGAGTTCCTTGTCACCCATGCGCCGCAGCTCGCGGGTGATCCGCGTCAGGTCCCTACCGTTCCGCAGTTCGATGCTCACGGCTCACGCCGGGATGGTGACGTTCTCGGCCGGCTCGCGCGTCACCGCGAAGTTCACCATGATCTGCGCGACGCTGGACACGTCGGACTGCTTGGGAGTGGAGGTGACCTTCACCGGGAAAACGTCCATCTTGTACGCGGCGACGTCGCCCTCCCACATCCACACGATGAACCCCGAGGCGCCGCGCGTCAGCAGCGTCCGGACGTCCGTGCTGGTGGAGTCCGCGTACATCGTCAGGCTTGAGTCACCGGCGGTCGTCGTCGAGGAGACCTTCCCGATGAACACCGACCCCAGGGCCGGGGCGTCCTCGACGTTGCCCGTGACCTCCCAGCCGGAAGCCGCACTGACCTCGTCAGACAGGTCCGTACCGGCGTTGATCTCACTGCGGGTCGGACCCGCGATGCTCGCGATCGTCGGGCACCAGACGACCTTGCTCACGCCCTGCCGGTAGTACCGGTCCGACGCGGTGATGGGAGTCGCGCTCACTTCTCCTCAGCCTCCTTCGGGGCTCGCCGGCGCGGCTTCTCCGGCGCGGGCTCAGACACAGAAGCCCCCTCCTCGGGGGCCTCCTCGTTCTCGAACTTCGGGGCCGCGGGGGGCGCCGCGGTCACAACCCACCCGGCGGCACGGTGATGAGGCACGGAAACCTCGTCCACGCGGATCAACTGGCCCTGCGGCAGATCCGGGTGCCGCATCCACACCGCGGCGGTCACGATCCCACCCGGATCACGCCTACCGACACGCTCGTGACGCCGTCGTAGGTGATGCTCGCCCTGCCTGTCGCCGGGTTCCGGTAGTCGCCGGTCAGCGGAATCAGCTGCGTCTTACCGGCCGCGACCACCACGGCGCGGTCCGCGATGGCCAGGCCGTTCACCGTGCCCGGCGTCACCAGCGTCACCGTGTGCGAGCCCGAATCCGCGTTCTTCACCACCAGCACCACACCGCTACCCGTCGGGGCATCGTCCCCACCCGACGTTGCGGCGCTCAACGCCGCATCCAGTTGCAGCCCCGTCAGCGGGACCACATTCGCCACCAGAGCCGGCACCGGCCCCACCACCTCACGATTGGGAAGAAACCGCCGCACCACCGCGACGGACATGAGACAGTGCGGCGCACTGCGCCGCACGAAACGCACCTCAGGGGGACACATGCACCGGTACGCCATCGCAGCTACCGCCGGCCTCGCCGGGCTCGCCATCGGCGCCGCCGGTTGGGCGTTCGTCGGCCCAACCAAAACCCACACGGTCACGAAGACGGTGACTGCCACCGCACCCGCGGCGTCCGGCGCGGACGGACCGGCGAAGCCCGGCGCCGCCCATTACGCCAGCGCCCAACTCATCGCGGACAAACTCCAAGCCGCCGGGTTCGTCGTGTCGATGCTCCACAAAAGCGACATCACCAGTCCCGACATGGGCATGGACGCCGCCTACGACTTCACCGTCACCGAGAAGCCAGGGGCCGCACCCGGCGACAGCGGAATCAACCTCTTCCGCAACCCCGAAGCGTTGACCACCTGGGTCGGCTTGTCCAAGGGCTTCGGCGGAATCGCCGTTGTCGGCGACACCTGGGCGGTCAGCCTCACAACGGACAACGCCACAGCCGTCGCTTCCAGCAAGGCCATGGCGCCACGCATCGCCCAAGTCCTCGGCGGCACCGTCCAGGAGTAGTCATCGGCGGGTGAACGCCTCAATGTCGACGGCGAAAACAATCTGCGCCAGGGCGCCCTGCGTCGTCTGCGGCTGCGACAGGGAATGCGCACCGATACTGGCCATCATCACCGTCTTGTTCAGGCGAGGATCCCCGGCCAGCGCCCCACCGACCAGCCCGAACAGGGCGTAGGCACGGCGCCTACCCGCCGGCGCGTCAGTCGAAGACCCCAGCAGCACCTGCACCGCGCACGTGATGCTGTACGTCTCCTGATCCCGTGCCCTGCCCAGCCCTTCGGGCGCGTTCGAGCCGTCAACCACGGCGGACAGCTCATCGTTCTCGTACCCGACGACAACCCACTCCATGACGACCTGCTCCGTCACCACCGGGCCATCGAGGACCGTCACATCCTCGGCAGCCAGGGCCTCAGTCAGCACGTCAACCAAGGCGTCGTAAGCGGCCGGCACGCTGGACATCCACATCAGCGCACCCCCTATGCGATCCCCGGAGGCCGCCGGTACGGCTGCCACAGCTCCAGTACCCGATTGGGCAACGCAAACCCGGTCGGCACCCTTGCTGATTCGTCCGACATCGACCCCAGCCCGCCGCGCTGCAGGCCGCCCTGCTGCGTCATCGACCACAAGTGGCGGATCAACTCCAGCGTCCCGAGACGCACCGAGTAGGGAACGACTCCCCTGCCGGAGGTGTACACCACCTGGACGTTCTTGGTGCCGGCGGCGAACCTGGCCTGCTCACCGCCGAAGGTTCGGCGGGTGATCTGCCCCGTGTCGTAGTCCACGGTGAACCCGAACGCGTTGTCCTGCGTTTCGAGGGGCTGCTCCGTCAGCAGGAACCGGGACAGCCCGTAGAACTCGGTGACCGACTCCACCGACACCACCGGCAGCCAGTCCGGGACGACCGTTGGCCGGCCGCCGTCGAACCACTGCGTGTGCTGTTCCCCGAGGATCGGCCCCACTACATCCCTGGCCATCTCGCTCGCGGCACTGATGAAGCCCTGCAGTTCGTCATCCTGTGCCGGGTCGTCACGAGTGATGTTGAGGTGGGCCTTCACCGAGGGGAGATCAACGATCTGGCTGGGCACCGCGACCTCAGGCCGAGGTCTTGTTCGGCGGCTCAGCCGCCTTCGTGGTGCGCTTCGCCGTCGGGGTGGAACCGCGCGACCCGCCGAGCAGGTCGTCGAGCTGCAGGCCCACCTGCCGGATCTCCGCCGCGGCCACCGTGGAGATGCGCTTGCCGTCTTCCAGCTCGATGGTGGCCGGGTCCACCAGACCGCGGTTCTCGCTGACAGCCTCACGGATGCCGTCCGCCATCGACTCCAGGTCTGCGCGGATCTGGGCGGCCATCTCCGGGTCGGAGTCCTTGACCTGCTCGTGCCTGTCGAGCAGACCGCGGGCGATGTTGATCGGGTTCATGCTGCCCTCCAGGGCGTGGGGCGTGGGCAGGCGGCCGTCGAGCCGCCCGCCCACGCGCGGATTAGAAGGTCGGGGTGATGGATCCTGTGCCGGTCACCGCAGCGATCGACTTGGGGTACCGGCCCGGCTGGAAGGAGACGTAGTTGTACAAACGCACGAACAGCGACAGGTTCTGGGCGAAGGTCTGCTCGAAGGCCTCCGCGCGGACGCTGCCCTCCCACAGGTACACGTCGGACATGCGGGCCAGGAGGATCACATCCTGGTTGGTGCCCGCGCCGAGGTTCGTCGGCAGGTTCGCGTCGGTGTACACGGGCAGGCCGAGCATCTCGCCGACGTATCCCTGCGCTGCGAGCGCCCCGGGGGTCGCAGCGGCGTTGTTCGGCCCCTGCGTCTGCGGGACGACCATCGGCCGGTTGCTGGTGTCGGACTGGGCCAGTGCCCACGCCCACCGCCGGGGGTGCATGATGATGCAGTCCGGCGACAGGTACCTGTTGGTGTGGATGGCGGAGACCGCCGCTCCGAGGCTGGAGTACATGCCGCCCGCGCCACCCAGGGCCGGTGTCGCCTGGGTCCACGCCACCGAGTTGGTGCCCGACAGGGTCAGCAGGCCCGTCGCCTGACCCGAAGAGCCCGAACCGGAGATGACCTGCACGTCGGCCTTCTGCGCGTAGTCCGCGGCAAGGTCACCGAGGATCAGGTCGTCGATGTTCAGAGGGGACTGCTCGACGAGCTGCATCGAGATGGTCTGGCCACCGGCGATGGTGATGACCGGGCTGGAGATGCTGCCGGTCGTCGCGTCGGTCTGCTGGACCGCGGAGTTCTGGGTGGCCTGGACGGCGACCGCAGTGCCGGTGAGCACCTTGGGGATGTTGATCGAGTCGGTTCCCGGGGGCACCGCACCATGCACGGCACGGTCGGCGGTGACCCGGCCCGGGCGGGCGAGCTGGACGAACTGCTCCTCCAGCCACAGCGGCGGTACGAACTCGCCGCCGGCGCCGGCAACGGTGGTCAGGCCGCGCTTCTCGGCGACCATCTTGTCGTTGCGGCGCAGCCGCTCCTGCGCGTCGGTGTCGTTCTGCCGCTTGGCCATGTACAGGTCGCGGAAGTACGACCGGCCGCCAGGTCCGGACCGGTACGCCGGCTGCTCGGTGACCGACAGGTCGGCGGGGCTGCGGCGCTGCTCGGTGTCCGGCTGCGCGTACCGGGTGGCCATCTCGGCGGCGGCCTCGTCGGTGCGGATCTGCTCGTCGAGTTCGGCGCACCGGGCGTCGATCTCGCGGATCTCCGTCTCGCCGGAGTCGAAGCTGGTCTTCTCGTCGTCGGTGAGCTTGGTGCGCTTCTCCGTGGTGGCGGTCTCCAGGATGGCGTCGATGCTGGCTCGCAGCTCGGCACGCTTCTCCTGGAGCTGCTTGATCATGGACCGCTTGTCCATGGTGCTCCTTTGGTCGGATTGGGCGTGCCTGCCGTGGTGCTGGGTGGTGGCCCGGGTGGTGCCCCGTCGCGTGCGGGGTCCGGCGCGGGCTCCGGCGCGGCGGCCGGGCAGGCGAAAACCCCGGCAGCCGTGGCGGCTCCGGGGAAGTAAGGGGGTGGGGTCTTCATGACCGCAGGGCGTGTACTCCTGCGCCGTCCGGACACTGCATCGGCAAGACCATGAAGACCCCGATCTTGGGGCGGCTACCGGTACCAGCCCAGGTGCTCAAAGAGCACGGTGAGCCCGTAGATGGCAGCGCACTGCGGCAGCAGCCACACAGCCCGCGACGCGCGCCTCACAGCGCCAGGGCGCGAGCGCGGCGCTGGAAGAAGTCGAGGTCGGCGGAGTTCTCCTGACCGTCCGTCTCACCGGCGGGGTCGTCGTCCGGGTTGGGGACGCCCATCAGGTCCGAGAGGACGACCTGCGCCTCGTCCACGGAGTCATCCGCTCCGGCCACCAAGTCCAGAACCTCCTGGAGCGTCGCCAGGGTCTCCGTCGACAGCGTCACCCCGTCACGCAGTTCAGCCATGCGAGCCTGCGCCCAAGTGACCTGCTGCGCCCGGGTCGCGAGGATCGTGGCAGGCGCCGGGAACTCCGCCGCGAGCCTGTCGAAGACCTGGCGCCGCTCGTCCGTACCGAGCCGCTCCAGGTGGGCCGCCACCTCGCGAGAGTTCAGCTGCGCGCCAGCCGTGTTGGGGTTCGCGCCGTAGTTGACGATGCTCACGTCGCCCTTGTTCATCGCCACTTCAAGGATGTCCCGCTGCTCGAAGTCCGGCGACCACGTCTGCCGGGTCACCCAGAACGCGAAAGACATCTCATCCAGATCCTTGCGCTCCATCGCCGAGCGGAGCGCCTGCACGTGCGGGCTCGCCGGATCCAGATCCGCTTCGGTGTGCAGACCGGTGTCATCCTCAGCCAGCCGCATCGTCCCGGACTTGGTCCGCGCGAGCGTCATCCCCGAGTGGTTGATCAGGAACGGCACGTCCGCGCCCTCCGCGAGGGTCTTCGTGAACGCGCCCTTGCGGACGACCTCCGTGAACGGGCCGAGCCAGTCGGACATCTCGTAGCCGACCTCGGTCACGCACGCGTACCCGGTGAACGTGAGAGTGTCGCCACCGGTCCCGTCCGGCTTGGCACGCAGCTCCACCCCCTTGAAGGGGACATTGCGGCGCTCCACGGTGTTGGGCCGCTCGGCCCGGGCGGACAGATCAGGCATCGCGGCCTCCTACTTCTTCGGTGCGGGGTCGGGTTCCGGCGATTCCTCGCCGGCGTCAGGCTGACCGGGCTTCCACCCGGGGTCGGTGGTGTGCGCACTGTTCAGCGGCGCATACGGGTCGGCACCGAGCCCGTCAGGCAGCGGCGGCAGGTTCTCCTTGGCGCGGATCTCGTCCGGCGTCATGCCCGCGATGTTCCGGGCGAGCGTGTAGTACGCCCACCGGCCCGCGGTGTCCGTGCGCAGCAGATCATCGGTGTCGAACTGGGCCAACTGCGGGCGGGGCAGCATCATCGACCAGGCGTCCTCAAACGGGCCGATCCACGAGGCGAGCGTGTGCCGCAGGAACCCCAAGGACTGCTGCTCGATACCGGTGCCCCACGACGTGGTGCGGTCGACCTGGCCCAACATGTGCGGCGGCAGGCCGAACAGCATCGCCATGTCGAAGTTCTGTGCCGCCCGCGTCCCCAGGAACTGCGCGTCCTCCGGGGTCACCGAGATCGGCGTCCACGACGCGCCCCCGGACAGCACCCCGACGGAGTGCGCGTTCTCCAGACCCCCGTGGCTCGCCTCGAAGGCTTCCTTCATCTGCCGCGCCCGGGCCTTGTCGAGGTCCCCGGCGACTGTGATGAGGCCCGTCATGTGGGCGCCCTTGCCGAAGAACCCGGCGCCGAACTGCTCAGCCGCCAAGCCAAGACCGATGCTCGTGCGCGCGTAGGAGATGACGCTCATCCCGGTCGGCGCCTCCGGGAAGGCCATGCCGATCAGGTGCACCATGTCGTCGGCATCGACCTTCTGCCGGTTGACCCAGTACTCCCGCTGACCCGCCTTGTCGAACTGGCAGCGCACCCGGTCCGGGTGCAGGATCCGCAGCCGCGTCGGCCGCAGCAGGTAGTCGCGGGCGGTGACCACCGCATACGCGTTGCCGCGGAGCAGGAGGCTGACCATCATCTGCGCGAAGCCGGCGCGGCGACTCAGCAGCGCCGTTGTTGTGCCGCCGCCGAACGGGTCAGCGACGATCGCGGGTGCAGGCGTCAAAGGCTTGCGCAGTTCACCCTGCATGCGGATCGCACCGAACGGCAGCCCCGCCACGGTCTGCGACAGGATCCGCACGCACGCCGACACCGCAATCAGCTGCATCGCCGTGTCGTCAGTGACCGGCACGCCGGCCGCCGAATACGCCGCCAGGGATCCATTGCTCGGAATCGCCCACGGGTCACCCGCTGACGATGGGCCGGCCGCGCGGCGCTCAGGCGTCCGCCTGGCCGCCCTCCGCAGAAGGCTCATTGCCGATCACCCACCCCGTGAATATCAGCGCAACCCCGGTCGCGACCAGGCCAACCACCGGCACCCACCACCACGCGGCACCCACCAGGCACCCCATCCCAGCCACCTCCACAGCGTCCGAGACGGAACCGCGCCCGATGCGCGGCAAGCGCGCCCACGGCAAGCGGAGACGCTTCACAGCACCTCCTACAGGTCAGCCCAGCTCCAGAACTGCGGGGTGGCCTCGGGCTCGGGTTCCTGCATCGCACGCTCCAGGGCCATCACCGCGGACACGGCAAGGTCGATCCGCCGCGTGCTGTTGCGGTGTTCCTTCGTCAAGCGGGAGCCCCGCGCGTCCACCTTGATCGCGCAGTTCCCCAGGTGTCGGGCCATGCGGGGGTCGCCGGACTGGGTGACCTGCCCGTTCACAACCGCCTCGTAGAAGCGGGTCGTCGCCGGGATCATCCGCGCCGGGCTCTGAGGGAACTCCACGATCGGCAGGCCCTCGTCCTCCAGCACCTGGTAGGTGCGCGCCCACCGGTACGGGTCGCAGACGATCTCCCGGACCTGCCAGCGCCTGCACGCCGCCCGGATCGCCTCCTCCACGTCGAGGATCGGCACCCGCCACTCGCCGGCCATCTGCTCGGGGCGCTCCCATGCCTCGACGACACCCACATGCGGCAGCTCGTCACCCTCCGGGCAGCTCACCACCGTCAAGGCGGTCGAGTCGCCGTTGAAGGAGCCGTCGAAGCCCAGGCACACCTCGGTGCCGTCTGGAACCTCGCGGCGCTGCTCGCACGCCTCCCACGCCCCGACCGGCAGCCACCGCTCAGAGACCGTGGTCCACATGCCCAGGTGGTAGCGGACGAACTCGTGCCGGGCGATCTGGTAGAACCGGGCACCCACGTCCTGCACCGACAGGAAGTGCCCGGCCGCCGGGTTGGCGTCGCGGATCGCCTGGTGCAGCCGCTCCTGGAACCCCTCGGAGTCCGGGTCGGTCAGGTCGTAGCGGTCCTCGGGGCAGCCCCAGCACACGAAGAGGAACTCCGGGTCGTCGATCTCCCCGGCGTTGACCTTCAACCCGTACTCGTGGAGCTTCCCCGCCATCGAGTCGAGGTCCGCGCCGGGCGTGGTCGTGTTGACGACCATGGAGCCCTCGCGCTTGGCCGCACCGTTGGCGATGACCAGGTGTACCCGGGCCTTGTTGCCCGTCCACTCGTGGATCTCGTCGGCGAAGAACGCGCTGGGGCGCTGGCCGTCGTTCGTGCCGGCCACCGCGGCGACCTTGTAGGCCCGCCCCGGCCCGTCAGCGACCTGGACCTCACCCTCGAAGGTGTTGAACAGCGGGTTCAAGGTCGGCGACTGGTCCACGGCGGTCCGCAGGTCACCGAACAGCAACTCCGCCTGGTCGTAGGACGCGGCGGCCACAGGGATGACGGCCGAGCGCTGCGTCGCCAGCAGATAGGCGGCCACCCAGGCGGCGATCGGGGTCTTCCCGTTGCCCTTGGGAACCTCCAGCAGTGCCCGCCGGTAGCGGCGCCGCCCGTCGGGTCGCAGCTCGAACAGCCAGATCAGGAACAGCTTCTGGAACAGCTCCAGCTTCACCGGCTGGCCGAAGCGGTCGCCCTCCCCGTACCGGCAGTGCCTCTCAATCCAGCGGATGACCTTCGGGCCGTCGCTGGGCGCGTTCGTGAGCGGCGGGGACGAGAGGGGCCGCGGCACCGAGTCGGGCCACGCCAGCTCAACCGACGAGGAAGGCGCGAGGGTCGTCATCATCGCCCTCCGCGTCATCACCGGTGAGGTCCGAGAGCGACTTGGCGCCTTCGGCGAACTTCACTCCCAGGCGCAGGCGGTTCAGCGGGCCGATGCCCAACTGCGCTTCGTCGGCCTTGATCGACGCCTCGATCTTGAAGGCGAGGTCGTACAGTCCGTTCGGTTTCTGCTGGCCCGTCGAACCCTCGACCACCGGCTCCTTGTCCGCCAGTCGCATGATGCGGTGGTAGCGGTCCAGGTTGCGGACCCAGCGGTCCACCAGCGGCGCATCGCCCGGGCGCACCACCCCGGCGATCACATCTGTCCAGTAGGCGTCCCACGCCTCAACCGCCTGGGCGCACAACTTGGCCGGCGCCGACGGGTGAGTGTCCGCAGAACGCACCACGCCAAGGTCGGTACGGTGACGCCCTTGCCTGTCACTCGCGGGCTTCGGAGGCGGACCAGACACAGGTGTCGCCCCCTGACCCGATCTCAGAAATCATGGCTCAACCCCTTGCCGTGCAGGTCAGCGCGTGGTCTGCTTGTCACACGGGCTCAGAAAAACGCTGGTGCCAACACCCGGCGAGCCGAACCCCGCAGGGCGCTACCGCCGCCAAAACCCCTCGGATTTCGCACCGCAGGGAATGTGGGCTGCCAAAAAACAGGCTGGAACCCCTACGCAAAACTTTTGGGCGGGGGGCAGGGTCGCGGCGTGATCATGCTCTAGAGAATGACCATGCCCCCCACCTGCGGTTATGCATGATCGACAGCGTTCGCAGGGCTCTGACCTGCGGGTTTGTCGTCTCATCGGTGATCTCGGCCGGTCGCGTCAGGCTCGCGGTGATCATCCGGGCCGCTGTTGGCCCAGGTCAGCCGGCTCGCTTGCGGGAGTTGCAGGGGCGGCACAGCACTTGGATGTTGTCGGGGTCGTCGGTGCCGCCGCGGGCTTTGGGCACGATGTGGTCGCCGGTGAGGTCGTCGGCCGGGTGGGGCTCGACCTGCCATCCGGGGCACCAGTCGCCGTGTTGAGCTTTCCATGCGGTGACGGCGGCTGATGCTGTGCGTCGCCACTGTCGGGTGTAGCCGCGCTCCTGTGCTGTGCCGCGGGCCTGCTCGCGGCGGGCCAACCAGGCGGCCTGGTGGTCGTCGCAGCGGGACGGGTTGCGGGTGAGGGTGCCGCAGTCGAGGCAGGGGCGTGGTCGGCGTCCGGGCATGGGCACCTCCTGTCGCACTCGCCGGGGCAGTGGAGTGGTGCTGGCTATCGGCGCAGCCGTGCACTGAGCCAGCGGCGAACGCGTGCGAACACGGTCGGACTGCCCAGTGCGAGGCGGAGTCCGGCAAGGTCGCAGAAGTCGACGAGGTCGATCTCGCTGTCGTGCCGGTCTTCTGTGTCGAAGCGGGCGATGTTCCCGTCGGGGACGCGTGTCCAGGTCTCACTGTCGCTGGTGTCGTAGGTGTCGGCGGTGCCGATGCCGGACCGGTAGCGCAGGTAGAGGTACTGACCGTCGGTGGTCCAGGCGTCCCATTGCGACGGACATGCGGTGCATGTGCGAACAGCGCGGACGATGGTGTGGGCTGCGACTGCTGACTGCTGGCCTGTCCGTTCCGCCTTGTGGATGCTGTGGAATAGCCATACCCACGCGGCTGCTCCGAGCGGCAGGAAGGCGGCAGTTGCGAGGACCGGGGTGAGCTCGCCCCAACGGCTCATGCCTTCTCCTCGGGCGGCGTGCCGAGCAGGCGCGGGTCGCCGCCAGCGTCGAACCAGTCCTGTGCGGCCTGACGTAGCGCGGCAGCCTCTTCCCGTGTGAGCGGGCCGTCGTAGGTGAGGCATCCGCCAGTGTCGGTCTGGCGCCAGCGTGCCGCCCGCAGTATCACCGGAACAGGCGGGACGAGCAGGGAGCCGACTGCCTGCATGGTGGGGCAGGGCCACGGCACCTCGTAGTTCGGGTAGTCGCGTTCGGAGCAGTGCGTGCAGGTGCCGCTGTTGACGTTGCAGACGTGCAGCTTGCTGACCGCTTCCAGGGCTCCGAGGAGCTGCGCGCGGGTGGGCTTGACGTGAGGCTGCCACCACTCGGGCGGTTCGACGGCGAGCGGCACGACGACGGTGTGGGTGGCGTAGCACTCACCGCGTTCGTCGATGACGCTGCGCCCGTTGGCGTCGAGGGTGAGTACCTCGCAGCGCAAGGCTTGATGTCCGCCCTCTTTGCCGATGGTGATGTCGGCGTCGATCGGCACGACGTTCGGGTCGAGGCCGTTGGCGGTGAGCCAGTCGCAGAGGAGCTGGCGGCGGTCGGTCATGGTCTTCCTCCAGGGGTGACGGAAGCCCCCGGCGCCTGGAACGCGGGGGCTTCCTACCTGCCGGGATCAGCGGCAGGCGCATGCGGGCGGTCCGCCTATCAGCGGTCTCGGTATCCCAGGTAGTGGTGGCCCTGCGGCCGTGTTACTTGATCGCGCACAGGAAGCCGGTGTTGGTGCTGTTGGCCGACGGCGTGAACGTGGACGGCATCGTCGTGCGCCCGGTGCCGTTGGATGCGGCACGGTACGTGGCGGCCGTGCTGCCCCAGTTGAGGAACGTGCTGGTGCCGGTCGCACCGCCGGCGCGCGGCATCTGCGGCCCGGTGGTGGCGTTGATCAGCCACGCACCCCAGTACAGGCCCGCCGTCAGGTTGAGGGACATCGCGGTGGTCTTGATGCCGGTGGACGCAATGTCGGTGTCGATGCCGGTGGACGAGAGGAGGTTCCCGCCGGAGTCGTAGAGCCCGGCGAAGTTCTGCCCTGAGGTGACGGTGGCGGCGGCAACGGAGACGTACCACCACAGACCTGTGATGGCGCACGCCTCGGGCACGTACAGGGCGGACAGGTAGAGGACGCCGCTTGACGCGACGGTGGATGCGCCGCCACAAGCAGCGGGGTCCATGGACCAGGCTTTGAATCCCTGGTTGGCGGGGATGGGCACGCCGCTGAATGAGCCGCCTTGGACGTTGGCGCCGTTGAGGAGGTCCACGGGTCAGCCGATGACGACGACGCGGTACTGGCCTGTGGTGGGCGCGGTCGCGAACGTCAGGGTGACGGTGTTGACGTCGGTGGCGACCCAGTCGGTGAGGACCATGGCGTGATCGCTCACCCGGATGACGGTGACGCTGACGTCCTGCGTGCCGAGGTTGTGGGTGACCGGGATGGAGGTCAGCGACCCGTTGCCGATTGCAGCGGCGACGTGCCGGGCGACGGTGCTGGTATCGACCGATACCCCGCCGGCTGCGACGCTGATGCCGCCACCGGCGGCGGGGTTGACGCTGAGGGTGTTTCCGGTGCGGCTCAGTCCGTTGCCCGCGACGGGGAGGTTCGCACCACCGAACTGCGCCCACACGAGGCTGCTGGAGCCGACGGTGGGCGTGTTCGTGGTCTGGGTGTAGGCCTGGTCGGCGTTGACTGTGCCCGCTTCAACGAGGACCGCGGCAGAGTCAAGTTCGGCGCTGGAGTCCGCGTCGGTGGCCCGCGTGGGGGCACCGGACGCGGCGACGACGTAGATGCCGTTGTCCGCTTGGGTCGACTGGTCTTTCAGTAGGATGCGGTCGCCGGTGGCGAGGGTGACGCCGTCGATCGTCTGCCCGTTGGCGTAGGCCGTGGCCAGGGTGCCGTTCGTGGTGGTCGCGACCCTGACGGGCTGCTTCCAGGTGAGGCCGGCGAGCTTGGCGTCGACGTACTGCTTGGTGACCGCGTCCGTCGCGGACGTGGGGTCGGCGAGGCCGGTCGCGCGCTGGTTGTTGAAGTCGGCGCCGGTGAGGAGAGGTACGGGCATTGTCGTCTCCTCTCAGGAGCACATCGCCGTTCCGGCGTATGGGGCGGGGAAGGTGACCACTGCCAGCGTGCTGCTGCTATGGACGATGTCCGCGTGGACGACCGTCCCGTCGGTGCTGATGATCGCGATGTTCGGGGTGCGTCCGAGGTTGTGCGTGATCTGCCAGGTTGCCGCCGGGGAGGCCTGCGTGTGGAGGTAGGTGCCGCCGGCACTGCCCGGTGCCCCATCTGGACCTGGTGGTCCCTGTGGCCCTGGCGGGCCGGTGATGACGACGTATTCGCCTGCGGCTGGCGCGGTGGGGGCGACGGCGGCGAGGTCAACATCAGGGGTGGCGGCGGGGAGGCTGAGTGGGTAGTCGCGGCTTGGGGCGTCCTGCCAGATCTCAAGGACGCGGTAGGTCCAGCCGGTGGGGGTGCAGCCTTCGGCGTCGGTCGCGAGAAGAATGGCGCTGATGGCGCCGGTGTCCGGGTCGGGTGTCGCGGCCACGTCACCGAGGATGATCGTCCCATGCTCGGCGGATGTGATCACGGCCGGTTCGGGGGTGAAAGTGATCTGCCCGCGGAAGGGGGCACCGCCGGGGTGGACGTATCGGCCGGTGACGGTGACGGTTTGCAGTCCGTCGGGGAGGCTCATATCGCCTCCCGCCGGGTGGGTCCTCGCGTGTGCGCGGCCGTGGTCAAGGCCCTGGCCTGAGGCCGGTGACCGCCTGACTGGTCTCCAGGGCGTCGGCGACGTGGACCATGCCGGCCCGCTCGACCCAGCTGAGGCCTTCGCTGTGGCAGACGCTGAGCCTCACCCGGCCGTTGGGTTGCACTGTCTTGAGCAGGACGACCGCGCCGGAGACGAGCGTGTCGGGCTCAATGGCCGCGGTGATACCGAGCGCGTCGAGGAGGTCACCGATGGGTTTCGCTTCACCGCCGTCACTCATGCGGCTCAGCCACCGTCCGGAGCCGGAGTGCCGGTGTCGGTGGGCTCCGGAGTCGGCGGGGTGGGAGTCGCCGTCGGGGTGCCAGTGGGAGGCGATGCGGGGCGCGTCGGCGGGGTCGAGGCTGGCCGCGTGACCGTGGTCGGCGCCGGGGTCGGGCTGTCATGGCCGCAAGCAGCAAGGCCGCCGAGGGCCAGTATCGCAACGGCCGAGGCGACGATGACGCGCAAACGCATGGGGCTCCTTCGATCTACGAACGCGAAGTTTGCCCCGCTGCCGGGTCGGGGTCCGTGGGCCGGCTGGGCAGCGGGTGATTAGGGGTGGCGATCGAAGAGGTGCCAGACGAGGCCGTGAGGGGCGAGGGCGGTGCCCCGGTAGTGGAGCGCCGAGTCGTCAGGAAGCGGCTGACCCGTTCCGAAGACCCGGAAGGCGCAGGTGGCCCCGGCGCCGCCGTCGCTGAACGCCCACAGCTCGACCGTGTCCGAGCGTCTGGCCGCGATATGGATCACGTCACCGGACAGAGACAACTCGTGCCACTGATCATCGACGGGGATCTCGTACCGGTGGATGGTGAGCGGCATGTCGTCCTCTCCGGCGGCGAGGTGGGCGCGGCCCGGTCCGTCAAGTCCGGGCCGCGCGGCAGGATCGCCTTCTGGCATCGCCTGCAGACCGCAACCCGTGGGGCGCGGCGCCTTGGGGTACGACGAAGGCCCCGGCGCTGAGCGCTCGGAGCCTTGGCCATCCGCATGTCCGGACATGCCGATCACGGGGTCACTGTGACACCCGGTCACCGAACTGTCAAGGACGACTTGAGGGTTTCCACTTCTTGGAGGTCCACCAGCACACGCCCTTCAGCGTCGTAGCCGTGACGTGCGAGCTTCCCCCGCTGCAACCACTTACGCATCGTGGCGGGCTTCACCGCGGTCGCAACGGACGCGGCGTATGAGTCGGCAAGTACCACTGGACTACTCCTCCGCGGCTTCCCACATCACACGAAACGCCTCAGCTTCGACCGGCTGAGCCTCCTCACCGTCGAGGTACCACGCCCAACGACCATCGACATATCGGCGACCGTTCCACGTGCTGACGTCAACCTGGTCGATCTCTTTGACGAGCCGGCCGCCGCAGAACGTCTCCCTGCGGATCACGGCGCCAACTCCTGCCGGTACTCGGGGTGCTCGGCGTAGACGAGTGCCGCATACCGGAGGGCGACGTTGCAAGATCCTGCCGCGAGTTCGTATCCGGGGTGCTGCTCGGCACGGGAGGCGACCCGTTCGTAGTGGGCTACCTGGCCTCGCTTTACATCGATTTCGCGCAGCACCCGCGCCGGGTGTGCCAGTCGTGCGGCTCCGCGACGGCGCGCACCACAGCCTCGTCTTCGTCGAGTCGCGCCTTGAGGAAGGCGCTGAGTTCGTCGGTCATGCCGCCAGTGTCCCCTCTGCGCCCCGCCGGTCCTGGTCCATCCACCGCCGCAAGTTGAGCCACGCCTCAGGCGGGAAGCGCGTGCCGCACCGCTTGCAGTACACGTCGGTTGTGCCTGCGGGCACGCGGATGGTCGTTGCGCAGATGACCCCGTCACCAAGATCGGTGGGGCAGGCGCCGATAGGGATGGTGCGGTCCGGCGGGTTGATGACGGCGAGAGCACGCTGCTCCAGATGACGTATCTCCCCGGCGAGTTCCGGCCCCTGCTCCCAGGTGAGACTGATCCAGGTCAGGTTGGCCTGCACGGCCTGGGCTGCCCGGGCAATACGCCCGGGGATCGTGCCAGTGAATTCGGGGACACGGAAATCACGGACCTCATGGATCGACGTCCACCAGCCTTCGAGGACGCCGACGATTCCGCCAGGCCCACGGAGGTCGAGCACCGTCTCGCGAAGCGGCAGGGGCGCTTCCACGGCGGGGGCGTGGCCGAGTTCGGGACGCCGGCCAGCGGGCGGAAGCCACGCGACGAGGGCGTCGTAGAGGCGAGGCGTTCGGTCGAGGCGTTCGCGAAGCTGATTGGCGCAGAAGGCGCAGAGCTGTGCGGGGACTTCGGTTTCGTGTCCGCAGGAGGCGAGAACGGCGGGGCTGGTCATGACGGGCTCCCAGGTGTGCGGGTACGCCCCCATGATGCGGTATGCGCCCGACAGCACCCGGAGGTGTCAGCGGGGGTGGGGCTCGCCGTCTGCCTTGCCCGGCCAGTCGTGGCCGACAGGTTCGGAGCACCAGCACCGGTAGCCGAGGCTGAGCACGTGGATATTGACCCAGGGTTCGCGGTCGGCGCTCGATCCGTGGCGGTACTTCGCGCGGATGGACGCTTCTACGGCCTTGAGCGCTGCGTCACGCCGAAGGATCGGCATCGGCCGTCTCCTCTGTCCAGAAGTAGCCGAGGGCTGCGGCGTACAGGCGGTGCAGGCTGCGTGGCATGGTCAGCCCTTCTTGGCGTAATGGGTCTGGTACATGTGACGCCCAGGGGTGTGACCTAGCGGTTCGACGCAGCGGCCCCATCCGTGCTCGCTGAAGTACGCGCACGTCTCGTCGACGGTGGAGGGCGCCGCGTGCTCTGGTAGCAGACTCGCCTGACCCACGGTTGCCGCGAGCCACTCTCGGATGGCTTGCGCCTGTCGTCGTTCATTCGCTAGTTCACTGGCCAGTTGATCCCGTTCTTGTCGAACACCCGAGAGGGCCGTGACCCATTCGACCAGCTCGTGGGACTGGAGGTGGTCGGTTAGAGCCGTCTCTGTCCGTCGGTGGCGCGTAGTGGCGAAGGCAGTCGCTGCACCGGCGGGGCCTTCGGTCTCGATCAGGCTGGCCAGCTCATCCATGCCCGGCTCGGACTCGGAGTGGTACCACCCGCACTCCAGTGGGCAGATCCATCGGGTCTCGCCGTTCACGTCGTCTCCTCTGTCCAGCCCCAGCCCTCGGCGATGAGGCGGATCCACCCGTCCATGACGGACAACTCCGCCTGAGCCCGGCACCATGTGTCTAGATCCTTGGCGTCTGGGTAGTCCTTGGCGGCCTTGACGCGTACCGCTGCTTCGTCGCGCAGCTTGATCGTTATCTCGTATTCGCCGATCAGTTTCCGGTCGGCGGCGATACGACGGAGGACGGCGGCCGGGGAATTGTTCTGGATGTGCCCGGTGAGTCCGAATGCGCCGTAGCCGAAGTCGGCGATTGGCACCTTCTTGGGTTGTCCGGTGCGAGGGTCGCTGACGTACACATGGTCCGCGTCCGACGCCCAGCCCGATCCGTCGTAAGGCGGGGTCCACTGGCCGTCCCTGCTGGCTTCCCTTGCAACCAACGCCCCACAGTGCCGGGCAGCGTCGTTCGCCAACTGCTCAGACTCGGCGTGGGTGGCGCGCAGGAAGGCCAGCGGATCGGCGGTGTACCTCATTCTCCTGCCGTCTTTCGCTGAGGCGATTCGGGTTCGGCACCGGGTGCGGATAGTTGCCTGTCGCAGTCCGGGCAGAGCAGCGCCACTACCTCACCTGTGATCGATCGAACTTCGACCGCGTCGAGGTGGTAGCAGTCGCGAACGGTGAAGGCCTTACGCGGGTCCTTGTCGACGGTTGGGCACGTCACGTACTGAGGTTGAGCGGTGAGGCGATCACCTCGCGGCACGTCGCTCCGACCGCAGCACGGCAAAGGGCCAGGTCCCACGAAGGGTCGGAGGTGGACGGTCGGGGCGTCGGTATCGCTCATGCGGTCTCTCCAAACTTCCACGGCTTGCGTGCCAGCCCTTGCAGGAACTCCTCGTGCGCCGCAGCCATGGCGCCCTCGTCGAAGATGAGGATCTTTCCGGGCGGGCAGGCCGGGTTGGCGCGCACGGTGATGATGTCGGCGGCACCAGCTTGGTCGACGGCGGCGCGAATCTGGTCCACCCGGTGCGGCTCGCAGTGAACCGTCCGCTTCGACTCCTCACGGGCCACGTCCAGGAAGGTCAACTCGGTGACGAGCCGATCCCAAAGCTCGCTCATCGCCGCCTCCATTTCCATGCCAGGTTGACGAGCCGTTCTCGCGGGCTCGGCGGATCACAGTCGGGGCATCGCCACACCCCGTCCCGCCCGCGGTAGAGGCGCGGACGGTGGGCCTTATGCGCCTCCACCCCCGCACGGAACGCCACCCTCAGACGCTCATACTCGGTCACGCCGCCATTGTGCGCCCGTCAACCGACAGGCCCGCGAGGGATCCGCGGTCAGCCCACCGGCTTCCATGTGCCGCAGTCCTGCGACGTGAACGAGTCGTCCGACGCGCGGATCGTCACCGTGATCCGGGAGGCATGCGTCGCAAAGTTGTTGTCGATGATGTCGCCGTTCGCTTTCGTCCGCTCCCAGTAGCAGCCGGACAGGTCGCCAGTCGTCCGGTACGTGCCCGGCGGGACCGCGTCGTCCGCGCGCTTCGACGTGACCCTGAACGTGCCCTCACCAATGAACACCGGATATTTGCCCGACGCCGCCTGCTTCACGGTCTTCGACCACTCCGGGCACAGCAGCGGAATTCCCGTGGTGAGGATGCTCATCGCGTCTGGGTCCGTCGCCTGGTTCTCCGCGAGCCACTGCGCCGGACCGCTGTCGGCCTGGTCGGGCAGGGAGTCGCAGATGTCCTGGACGAACGCGGCGGGGCTGTCGTAGAGCGGCGTGTCGTCACCGAAAGCGTCGTCGCTGTCGTCTGTGCCGTCGTCGAGGACCCAGCCTTTCTGGTCCGCGATTTTGTTGATCTTCTCTTCCGGGGTGAGCGGCGCTGGTGACGTCGTGGCCGCTGGCGTCGAAGAGGGAGAGGACGTGGGCGTCTCGGTGGCAACCGCGCTCCTTGTGGTTGCTGAGGTCGTCGGCGCAGCGGCCTTGGCGCCGCCTCCCCCGCAACCGGCGAGCAGCAGTCCCGCGCTGAGCAGGCACGCGCTTGTGGTCCTGGTACCCACGGTAATCCCCCTTGGTGGTGGTCTGGTCGGGGGTGAGCGTGGCAGAGGTGTACGGGCCGTGTGGGCGCTGTGACCGTGCTGTGACGAAACGTCATCCGTCGGCGTGTCCCCCGGTTCCCCTGCGCGCCCGGTCTTCCCACGGGCACCATGGGGGTATGGCTGTGACGTATGCGGTGATCGCCGAATCAGAGGGCGACGTGCGTGCTGCGCTGCAGCAGCTGGTGGACATCCTCGGCTTGGAGTGGGCCACCCTGCCAGTGCCGCTACCAGGGCAGTCGAAATGGCTCGGGCGGGTGACGACACCGGACACGGGCACGGTACGGACGCTCCCAACGGTCGCCTCGTAGGCGCTCAGCTCAGCCGGCCCGCTTCCCCCCGCGCTTCGCCGGCGTCTTCTTCGCTGTCTTCTTGGCGGGGGTCTTCTTCGCCGCGGTCTTCTTCGCGGGTTTCCGGTCGCCCATGTGGTGGACGTCGGCGTCTTCCCCGCGGTTGGCGCGGGCCTGCTCGGTGGCCCGCTGCAACGCGGTCATGAGGTCGGTGACCCCACCCGTCTCCCGTTCGGGCGCAGCCGGCTTGGGCGGGGCCTTGTGGGCGGCCTTGGCTTCCAGGAGGTCTTGGACGGCGGCTGCGTACTCGTCGTGCATCTGGTCCATGTCGAGGTCGCTGGTCGCGTCGATGTAGTCGAGGGCCGCCTCGATCTCGTCCTCCGTGAGGTCGACGTCACCGCGGGGCCGGGCATCGTCCGCGGACCGGAGTTCGTCCGGCCAGTGGAGGCGCTGCAGGACCAGCACCTCACCTTGTGCGTGGATCACCGCCAGGGTCTCCCCCGTGCCGCGGAAGGCCAGCTTCCCCACGGCGCCCTTCCCGGCCCGGGCCAGAGCTTCACGCATCAGGACGTAGGGCTTGTTCGCCGCCGGGGACTGCGGGCTGAGGAAGTACGGGGTCCCGAACTGCTCCCCCGGGATCGTGCCCAGGTCGAGGAAGCCGCTGATCTCCACCGTCTTCGCAGTCGGCAGCGGCAGGTCGTCCAGTTCCCGGTCGCTGATCGGCACCAGCGTCCCATCCGGGGTCTCGAACGCCCGCCCGATCTCATCCATCGACAACGGGTGCGGGTCGTCCTCCAGCTCGCAC